TAAGCGAAGGCGAACTACCACCTGCATTGCAAAAACATATTGACAAAAAGAAAAAAGATAAAGAAGCAAAAGAAGAAGAAGTAATGCCTACTAAAGAAGCAGACAAAGGATCAAAAGGTGACAAACCTTATCCACATTTAAAAGCATCTTACGGTATGAAGAAAGCATCTTATCACATGAAAGCTTCTTATCATAAAAAGGACAAGTAACATGGCTGAACTAAAAGATTTCGGCGCAGTTAAAACTTGGTACGAGACTTACAAATCAGTACAAGAAGCTGAGATGAAGAAACCAGAAGACAAAGAAAAAGAAGATAAGAAAAAGTCTCCTGTAGAAGTCTTACCAAAAGATGGCGGTGACGAAGAACAAGAAGAAAACAAGGAACAGAAGCCTGAACAATCTGGAGAAGTTGAAAAGTTAAAAGCAGAAATCGAAAAACTAAAAGGTGAGTTACAAAAGAAAGACCTTGAAGTTAAAAAGAAAGATGCTGAAACAACTGTAGAACCTAATCCTGATACAGGTGAGATTCCACTTCGTGTTGGTATTGCTCAGTCAATACTTGACAAGAAGAAAAAGGCTGAGAAGAATGGCAAAAAAGAGATGAAGAAAGAAGAAGTAAACGAACAGTTTACATCTATGCAGATCGATAGATTGAAGAAAGAATTTTCTAAGATCAATGTCATTTCAACTAGCAAAGCAAATGCTCTATCTAAACATTTAGATGGACCATCGTACGGTAAAGGTGAATTAGAACAACTTGTAAAGGCAGATATTAAATTTGTATCTCCCGTAGCAGTGAATAAACTAATTGGTAAACATGGTTACAATGCGATGAAAATTAACAGATTGAGAACTAAAAGATAATGAATAAAACGTTTGGACAGTTTAGAGCTGACTCTCTAGTTACACACTTTAGTGAGAACAAAGACCTACCTACTATCTACTGTGATATGGATGGTGTTGTTGCTGACTTTCATGGTGGACTAAAGAAGATGGAATCTGAACTACAAAAAGCAGGATATAATTCTGTACAAGATTGGTTAGATTCACCACTGTCCGATGATAAATGGAAACCGATTGTAAAGAATAGAAAGTTTTGGAGTACACTCCCTATGATGCCACAAGCATTGAAACTCTACAACTATATTAGACCTTACAATCCTAACATATTATCGGCAGTCGCTAGACGAGATCCAAACTGTCGACCAGGTAAGTTAGCGTGGTTAAGAAAAAACTTACGTATGACTGATACTAGTCGAATTAATTTAGTGCGAAGACGTGATAAAAAACAGTATGCTAAAGGGAACTTATTGATTGATGATTTACAAAAGAACATCGCAGAATGGAAAGCTGCTGGTGGGACTGGTATTTTACACAAATCAGTAGGGCAAACTATAGCACAGCTGAAAAAATTAGGATATAAATAGTAAAGTTATATAACAAAACTTATTAATAAGGAGAACAAAATGGGACTATGGGGTGCTTCAGATTCAGACGAGAACAAGCCTAAGAACCTAACTGATGCAGAGAAAAAAGAAGTCTTTGCAAATACTAAAGGTTGGGTTAGAGAAGCAGGTTCAACTGCATCTGGAAACGACAACACATCAGCAGACGAAGAAGTTTTAGTCGCTATTGGCGGTCTATCAGCTGCTTTAGGTGCTGCGGACATTACAGAAATTGAGTTTATTACAACAGCATTTGATAAATCAGATGGTGGTACAATTAGCGCAAGAGTTAGATTTAACGAACCAGTGGCAGTTGTAACAACAGGTGGTACACCTACTTTATCAGTAACTAACGGAAACCAAGGTTCTGGTTCTGGTAGAGGTCCACACGCATTAGCATATGCTAGTGGAACTGGTACTAACGAACTAGTATTCTCATTAACAATTGGTGCGGCTAACGCTGCTACAAATGCTGATGACGTATTAGTTATTGGTGCAAATGCATTGGCACTAAACTCAGGTACAATTAAAGACGTTGCAACATCTACTACTAACGCAACAATTACTAATAGTGCAGCTATTGGTGCAGCGGCAGGTAGTATTACTGTGACGGCATAATAAATTTCAACGAGGGCGGGACAACTCGCCCTTGTATATTAACAAAGTGATCTAGGCATATACCTAGAATAGCATTCCCCAAATACATGAGGGGTTAAAACAAATGGAGAAAAAACATGGCAGATAAAAAAATTACGGCCTTAACTGATCTAGGTTCTGGAAATATTTCAGCACCAGATTTACTACATGTTATCGATGACCCAGCGGGTACACCGATTAACAAAAAAATAAGTGTGCAAAGTTTCTTTGCAAACATTCCAACAAGTGTTACTGTTAACCCAGGTGGATCTGGTTCAGTAACAGTTAACTCAGACTTAGCTGACGTTGACTTTGTTGTTTCAGGTGACGTTGAAGAAGCGTTCAGAGTAGACGGTGGTAACAGAGAAGTTGTTATCAACGAAGCATCAGGTCAAACTGATCTTAGATGTGAAACTAACTCACACGCTTCAGCATTCCAAGTGGATGCATCAGCTGATCACGTGATCATTGGAGCACCGTTATTAATGAACCAAACAGCACAATCTTTATCAGGTGCTGGTGCGGTTGATGTAACATCACAAAGAACACACTTTACATCTACAGGTGCATCACAAGCTTTAACTCTTGCTGATGGAACTGATGGACAGGTCAAAGTAATTGTTCACGTAACTGATGGTGGATCAGGTGTATTAACACCTTCTAACTTCGGTAGTGGATCTACAGTAACATTCACATCTGTTGGTGATACTGCTACTTTATTGTTTACAAACAGTAAGTGGTATGCGTTATCAGTAGTTGGTGCTACAGTAGCATAATATATAATACACTAGGGTGGGCAGAGATGCCCACTCTCTAATTATGGAGTAATAATGATACACGAAACAATTGATAGATTGAGAATTGAAGTTAAAAGAGATCAACTTCAACAACAATTTAATGAGTTGCAAAAGGTGATTGCAGAGTTAACTCAGAAACTTGAAAAAGTTAAAGCAGATGCAATCGCAGTAAATGGTGCTCATCAAGTTTGTGAACAAATTTTGACAGAGGCAACAAAAGATAATGATGAAGGTGTTGGTGATATCGTTCCTGAAAAGACAGACGATGCACCAGAAGATAAACAAAGAGACGAAAGATTTGTAGAGGAAAAAACAGAATGAGCGAAGAAGTTAAAATTAGATATGGTGCAGGCGGGGCGGTATATTATGAGAAAGTTGCGCCTAAGAAACAAGTAATTTCTGAGATCGCTGAAGATGAGGTTAAAGAAAAGAAACCTGACACTAAGAAGAAAAAGAAAGTAATACAAGAAGTCTTTGCTGATAACGAAGACTTGTAGAGGAGAGAAAATGAAAACTTTTAAAGGATACTTAAACGAAGTATCAGTACACAAACCTGCAGGTGTTGGAACAACAGCACACAGCAAGTCTGTGGAAGACAGTCAAATTAGCGCTGCTAATATTGAGGATCCAGAAACTTTAAAAAAAGTAAACGCATTTGTACAATCAGTAGCAGATGGTGAGTTTCTAAGTCCACAAGCTGGAATCTATGGATTAAGAGAAAAACTAATGAGAATTGGTTTATCTTTCGGTGACGTTGACACACCAGGTAAAAGTGGTACTGTTACAGCTGAAGTAAAACAATTCGGTGGAAGATTTGGTAAGGACCTAGACGGTGCTGATTTAAATGATGACGGTATTTCACACAGAAAAGAAGGTGGTTTAAAAATCAACTTCAAGTACGAAGCACACGAAAAAGGTTGTTATAAAGTCTACGCTGAATTAGTGTAGTTCGATGAAGTTTGATAAACTAACTAAAGATAATGTTTTGATGTTCGCAATCAAAGCCTATGACAATCCACAGGCATTGGGAACAAAAGAATTTTACGATGATATGAAACGTTTCAAATATCTGAAACGTCTATTTAAAAAGTATAGTTTATCGGGCGACTTCAAAGATAGGTTGATACTCAATCATCTTATCATACTTGCTAATGTTTTCGGTGTTGAAGAATCAAATGCTTTGCTGTTTTTTAAAATAGAAAAGAATCACTGGCCAATACTGAAATCGTGTTTGACATATCTGGATTATTTAAATGAAACAGATGTGCCACAAGTTAAGAAAAATGAAAAGGTATATAAACACTTAAAGGAACTATAATGGGAAGAGCGATAGATTCACTGATTGTTTTTAGATTTCTAAAACTCCTCGTCACGCCATTTAAAGATACTAAGGCATACGAGTTAGGTATCATAGATGAACGTGGTAAGAATCTAAGAAAAGCAAGAAAGTTAAATACCGAAGAAGAAAGAGAAAGTTATACTATTCTTCATCGATTAGTATTTAACATTAAGAAACTTATAGAAAAAGTTCCAGGTGGTAAAACTAAACTAGGTTCATATGCGGCCGCATTATTCTTAATTAAAGAACACGTCAAAGATAAGATTGAAGATTGGGATATGCTTGAGAAAGAGTTCTACAAGTATGTCAAAGAAAACGACTTAGCAGAACCATACGAGTTTGAAGAAGAAATACAATTTACAGACAAACTTACAAAGGGAAAATATAAGTTGATGAACGATATCTACACAGACAAAGATACAGAAGCATCAGCAAAGATTGGCGACATTGTAGTTGCATATAGAGACACACCACCATACGATCAAGTAATGGGTGTAGATATTTTTCCTGTCATACATGAGAAATCAAAAGAAGAAATATACGTAACGATAGAAGACTTAGAGGAAACAGATGAAGAAGTTTAATACATTCAAAGAAGAAATCGCTAATGTCACTGGACGAGCAGTTGCAGGAACTGGCGATGATAGTTCTACTGTAGTTGTTAGACGATCTGGTAAAAGAAAACTATTTACATATAACGTAGAACCAAAATTATTTGATATGTTTCGTAGAGGTAAAAAGAAGTATGAGAAGTGGGCAAAATACTTAGACCTTGAAGACGAAGCACAAGCCGATATTTACAAAACAGCGATGAAGAATCCAAAAGGAATTATTGTTATGAAGAACAGTGAAACAGGCGAGGTTAGAGCTATTCGATACTCCAGAACAGGTGGTGGACAATGGCACAAAATCTCACGTGGATTGAGAACTAATGACGAATCATTAGGTAGAGTATTCAAAAAAATTAAAGAAAGTATAGACAAAGTAGGAGAAAAATAATATGCAATGGTTAGTAAACTTAACTGATAAATTATATACTTTGGCATCTTTTCTATGGTCAGCATTTTTATTGTTGACAGTGATCGTATTATTAAGCTATACAGTGCATGAATTAGCAACTATAGCTGAGATATTAAAAGGTATGGAGATTAATGCTCTTGAAGTTCCAAAAATAATTGAGGATATTAGAGGTTAATGAAATCTTTTAAAGAATATACGATGCCATTAGGACACTATCGTCCTATCGCAAAGATTGGCAATATGAAAAGTCCTGAGCCAAGACCAACGTATGCTGTAAATGCAAACGCAAAAGGTCCTGGCTTAGGGACTATGAATCCTGCAGCTTTACTTGCAAAAAAGATTAAGAAGTTTAAGAAAGAAGATCAAAAAAGAATACCTAGAAAACCTGGTCAGAAGGCTGGGTCTGATAAACATAGTGACTTATATACAGATGAAAATCCAAAAGGCACTATACATGGTCTAGGCTTTACTGATGGTGCAAAGGCAAGACAATCAGTAAATAAAATAAAAGGCTCTGGTAAGACACATGCTCATAAGATGCAGGCTGCGATTGCAATGTCACAGAGAGCAAAGGTTGCCAGTCAAAGAGCAAAAGATCCTGAGAAAAAGAAAGACTTGGGACAAGCTCACAAAGTGTATCAGAGATATATAGATACGAATAAAAAAAGTAAGGACTAAAATGGAACTATTAAGTATAGATTTATTGATTAGTTTGGCTATGAAATTTTGGCAATGGTCATTATTGATCGCATTAGTCATTGTTGGATTTATCATCAATCTATTAGATAAAAGAAAAAGTAATTGTACTTTTTCATACGAAGAATTACCACACTTACAACCAGTAAAAATCTCTACTAAAGGTAAAGGTTTCTGGAAAGGTATTGCAATGTGGCTACTATCAACAAGAAATTGGGTAGTAGAAAAAGATTGGAAGTTTTGGCATAACGGTATTGAATATATTATACCAGCTGGGTTTCAATTTGACGGTGCAAGTATACCGAAATTTTTAAGAACATTTTTTTCACCAGTTGGTGTTTTATTAATTGGTGGCTTAGTACACGACTACATGTATAAGTATGCGTGTCTGAAACCAGTGCCTGTCGGCGACAAGTACGGCAGAACAGGTAAAGATCAACTTCTATTAGTAGATCAAAAGAAAGCAGATCAAATCTTTAGAGATATTAATATAGAAGTTAATGGGTTCTGGTTTATGAACTATTTAGCATATTGGTCATTAAGA